TCGACGCTTTCTGGACGGGGGTTCAAATCCCCCCAGCTCCACCACTTTAAAGTGTTATAAAACAGCCAGTTAGAGAGGTAATCTTTAACTGGCTTTTTTGTGCCTGATGGAAACATCCAATTTTCATCCACTTTTTTTTAGGCTTATCAGGACTGCGATTCAACTTATCACGCGCAGTTCAAATAAATCTCGCAGTCACCCCCGGAGAAAAAACAGCGGCGAACCACAAATAAAAACCCTAGCGTTTGTGATACCCGGGTTTAAATATCAATGGCACTGGAATGCTTATCACAGCCTTCGGCTGTCCTGCTCAGGTGTATCTGATTTTTAATAGTGGTGATTTGTGACTTGTGTGACTTAGGGGTGATTTGATTGATTGAAATTCAACAAGTTGAATTGCAATCAATCAAATCACCCATTAAAGAAGAGGCAGCACCTTAGCGCTTGGATGTGGTAGATTCATTTATTTCTAATCGAAACAAATTTGTTTGTATTCATGTCCCTGGCAACAAGCATAGGCTCACAATGGCGGTTACGCCTGAAAAACTCGATTAACTCCCGCAACTCAGGCTCCATTTCTTCAGGTAGCCACACAGTCGTCTTTTTCAATCCTTCTGACTTGAGCTTGTCTTCATATCGATTTTGTTTAGTCATGTGACCACCTTAGTTACCAATATCACTTTTAAGGTCGGGTGCAACATCATCAGGAATTTGCCTAAACACATCCCGATTAGGCTTGTACCTAAACACCGCAGCGAGCACGTCTTTGTAATACGCCTCGATGCCTAGTTCTGTTTTCCTGAGGCGATACCCGAGCATCAATAGTTCGTTGCGGCTAAACACATCAACGGTTTGGCGGGACGCTGTTTGGACAACGAGTAACAAGTCAACTATCTGCCCCTTGTAAACCTCTTCGTATGTGATGTAGGCGGAGTTATTTTGTATGGTCTCCCTAATTTTTTGATATGGGTGTACAGCTGATTTGGGAGCGTCGTTAAAATTCGGCTGAGTGTTCGGCGTGTGTTTTACACTGCTGGTTGTGCTGGGTTGCGGCTGTACAGCCTGCTGTGATTGGGGTGTTTTGGGGTCGCCATTTACCATGCCCACATCACCGGAAAACAGACTGACCAGATACCAGATAGCAGCAATAACCACACAAACGAATACAGGCAGATAAATTCGAAAGGCAGGGCTTTTAAATATATTTACACGGTCATCACTATATACATCTGTATTATCTGTTTCAGCCTGATGCGATGCATATAACCCGAAATATTTTTCATCGTATTTACCGGAACCTGATTTTATTTTGTGAAATACAATATCTCCCTTTTCACCATTTATAGAGCCCTGATACATTTCCCACTTGTATTTATTATCAAGACCAACCATGGATAATTTGAGGAAGGTTATTTTACGCTCTATACGTCTGCGCCATGTTGTATGCACATCAGCCAGCGCCTGACCCATACCGATTATATCTATCCCTCTATGCCTGTGTTCGGCAATAAACTGGGTCATTTCATCGGTGAGTTTCTGCCTACCAGAACGGAAAAAGTTTTGCATTTCATCAATGATGACGAGACTGTCATTCGTGACAATCTCAGGGATTTTCTGTACATCATCTTCACTGATTTCGATGTACAGGTCGCGTACCTCCTGCTCTGACTTGTCAATGAGCTGAGCGCACATAGCAAAGTTAAAGCCATTGAGTCGGGCGTAAACACGACGGCCCGACTTGAGCGCTGGGAGTATGTGAGCAACTGTTGCCTCGTAGGATTTACCAGAGCCTGGCAAACCCTCATGGAATATAATCATTGCAATCTCCTACCATTGACCAAGCGTAAATAATTTACGGGTTAGTCTGAATGTATAACCAAGGCCAATAATGGCGAGCGCATTATCAAACCCGGTTGCACCCAGTAAATAGGACACGTCAGCAGGTATGCTAGATGTAAATGCGGATATTCCAGCAGATATAAATTCAGGCGGGTCAATCAGCGAAAAAACGTGCCTGATACCCTCCAAAAATAATGAAAATATTTGCAGGGCAACCCACATAAAGGCATTAACAACAAACAGTATAATATCGTAACACCAGTCTATAATTGCCTGCCACGTATCACGCAGCCATGTAATAAAATCACTCAATTGCTATCCTCCATGCAAAGAAACCAGCGCACAATTGCAGTATGGCCGCGATATAAGGCAGGATGCCCTGAACAGCAGGCGAACAAAACTGGTCTATGTTTATGTCAAATGACGCCCCCATGACGTTAACAGACGTGCTCCATGTGGGGCAGCTACCACCAAATGAGGCATCAAAAAAGCCGTCTACTGCTGAAAAGATTGGTTGGGATTTAATCTCATTCACGTGATTTTCTAGGACCGTGCCGAAGTTCTCATTCTCCCAGTCGAAATTGGCAATTTCAGACCATGCATCAGGTCTGTCAGAGGTGTTGAGTGTGGGCAGTTCTCCATCGCCAGTACCGCCTAGACCCTCTAAAATCTCGGTTTGTTTGGAAAGCTCTTCGATAATCCCATCTTCATCGACACCGTTTACCTCGGCAACAGAGCCATCATCGCAGGCAATACGGGCATCATGACCGTTAACACGACTAACGGAACAGCTTTTGCCGTCTTCCCCATCTTCGCCCTTTTCGCCGTCCTCGCCATCATTAACCGCGACGGATGATTCAGCGCATGTGATAGTTGCGCCATTAGGTGTATTTACAACTGAGCACCCTATCCCATCCTCGCCGTCCTCACCATCACGACCATCTAAGCCACGCAAACCTTGCTCCCCCTGCTCACCTTGCAAACCTTGCTCCCCTTGCTCCCCCTGCTCGCCTTTCAACTGGCCTGAAGCGGCCAACTGGTTGAGCTGTTCCTGAGAGATATATGACGCCTCGATTGCAGCAATGCGCTGGTTGTCCAGCGCTGATGCTTGAGCTAATCCCTCTACTGTGTTCCAGTTGATGGCAATATCACTGGTTGGACATTCAACACGTATAATGCCGGATGATGATGTGGTGGTGCAGAACCGGTCCTCGTAGTCTCCCATTGGGGACTCCGCATTGTGACAGCTGGCACCTGTAAACGTACCACCCCCGACTGGGCTCCAGTAGGTGTGAGAGTCGGTAGAGTACTGGTCTATCCAGACCTGAGATGTGACCTCGCAGTATTTTGTTTGGCCAGTTGAATCGGTGCCATTCTCGACGCACCGCAATTTACTACTATCTGGATGGGTGGCATTATCGACCTTTACACCATAAAAGCCATCATTATTACCAACCATGGATGAGCAGCTTTTAGGACGCTCGTTCTTATCCACTTGGCTTAATTTTTTGTAGCACATTTCAGGTTGAGACGAGTCTATAAAACATTCATCGCCGATGCATGACACAGACATTTTGTGTCGATGCAACGGTGAGTCATCAGGGGGGCATGTTTTGCGCTGTTCTTGTCCACCCAATCCCTTAGCAGTTCGGGCCATACTAATACTGTATCTAGATAGTGGGCAATGTTCCTGCGTCCCCCTGCCTACTGTGTATATAGCGTCATAGCCGTCAAACTCAACACTCCACGCGCAAAATTCGCCGTCAGGCTGAGCACCAAAGATGCTATGCCAAGTAGACTGGCACGCGGCGAGCATCGACGTTCCGACGGATACACCTGTCGATGACGTATGACATTGATATTCACCCACCGTTTCGATTTTTGGTGAGAGGCCCATCAGGTCGTATTCATCGCGCAAATTAGCCAACGCGCCGAACGAAAAAACGGTAAACAATATTAAAACAAGCCACGTCTTCAACAGTAAAAACGCCGTTCTGACCGGGTGCCTGAGCACAAAAAGCAGTAAAATAAGCGCCTTACGACTCATTAAAGCCGCGAACGATAGCAGCCGCACACGCGATACCCAATGCTGCATAGTAAATCCCCCAAATCATTTTAATGTCTCCCAGATCTAAAAAGCCCCACTCGGGGGCTTGATTTGTGTAACGTGTATCAACTAGCCGAACCAGCCGATAACCTTGTTGTATCCCCACTTAGCAACGCCGGGAAGGATTTTGACAGCTGCAATTGCGGTGATGGCTGAAACAATGGTTGTTGCGTCTACTGCTGATGTAACATTGGTAAAGTCCATGATGTGTCTCCTTAGACATTAGTTTTGGTCGTGTTCCGGTCGGAACCAGTTAATAACCGTCCCGTATCCCCACGATACGAGATAGCAAATCAATACCAGCGAGAACCCAGCCATAAACAATTGCTGTGCGGTCGCTTGGTCGATAACGCTGGGGTCAAACAACGATGACCCGAGCAAAAATTGTTGGTACTCGGTAGGCTCCAGCAAAACGAATCCGCTACAATCCTCGATGCTCTGAGCAGTGGGTGTTAGCTGGCCGTGTTGTAGTTCTACGCAAGTCGCCATTAATTAGCCCGCCTTTTTCAATTCAGTTGCAATCGAATTTAAGCGGAAGCCATTCCATGCCATTTGGCGTGCAACGTTCGCGCCCTCGTAATACTCAAGGTTGAGTAGCACAGGCTTTAGTCCCCAGCCGTTTGGGTCAGACTGCAACGATTCAAGCTGGCGATACGTACCATCAGCCACCTGCTCGGGTGTGACCTTAACTGTCCAGATACTCGCCGGGTTTTTCGTATGAAATTTAAACTCACCGGACTGAGGCAGCGGCGCGCCCTTGTCGTCGGTTTTGTTTACTAAATTCACATCGGTGATAGCGCCTTCAATGCTAGCCATGTCTATTGCTCCTTTATGTAGCTTTCAATTAGTTGATACTGAGATGTCAAAAAATCTCGTAGTTGTACCTGATAGTTCATATTCGCCTCTGGGTTACAGTTAATGACACAAGTCCAAGGTCGCGACTTCGTCGCTCTGGATAACAGAACCCAAAGCTTCGTAATCCATGAACAAACACATATTCTGATAGTCCTCGATAGCGCAGGATTCGAGGAACGCCATTTCTTCTTCACTGGGTTGCATGTAGCGGCCATCATCTATCCAACTTTCGATAGATTCGCTAACACCAGCCATAATCTTGCGTTGTGCGCTTAATTCTTTCTCAGTCAATATCTGACTGGTGCCTCTGCGCGTAATAACAACAACTGAATCCCATGCAACGCCCAGTATCCTGTTGGCCGGAACGTCACCATATTTAGTCGTGAAGTAAGGTGACTTCGACTCTGAGCGACTTATCTCACCTGTGATACGGTCAACAATGTCAGATATTTGATAATGTATTCTCAGGGTTTGGTCTTTACGTTTAACCTGCACACCGCCCATTGCAATACAGAACGCCGCCCAATCTGATGCATCAGCAGCCGCACGAACCTTTTCCAGCGCGTACCGTGATACCGTGTCTAAATCTGTGTTCATGCTATTTGCCACCTCGCATTTTCCGGTTTCTCCCTGACCTAGTTTTCTGAGTTCGCGCCATGTGGTGACGCTGGGACCGCCGATTTGTTGAAATCGACGAATGTTGAATGTACTGGCCCATGTACTGGCACGCTCTGCGGCATCAGCTGGTAAAACAGACATTTCGCCTGCCTGAGAACAATTTACTGATTCGATGTTTGAGCCTGTAACAGCCTTAGTTATGTATTTAGCGATGTAACCTGCGGCTGACCCTTTTTTGGGGTCTATGGCAATTGCCTTAAAGCGGGTTGATGATGTTCGAACTTCTGACGGTGTATCCTGCATGGATATCTTGCGTAATATTTTTCGTGCTTCCATGGCCTGACCATCAGCAAAGAAAAGCAGCATATGCCAATGCGGGCAGCCGTCATGATGCGGCTCCACGACACGAAAACCGTATGGCCGGATTTTCTGCTTAGCGAACTGCGCTCGGGCGCGCTTCCAAAGTTCGTTGAAATATTCCTGCGCGTCATTCGGCGTCGAGCCATTGTATTTGTGGTTCGGAATACCACTAGCATGAACCGAGTGAAAACGACTCGGAGCGGTCAGCGTGTAGAATTCACCACGATGACCCAATGTTTTAGCACACTCTTCAAAGCCTCGAATACGGACCATTAATTCAGAAGCGAGCTGATAACCACTGGAAGAGCTACGAGCCGCCACATCATGAAGGGTTTCAAAATCGCGATATGGGTTAGAACCTTCGGGAACAACATACAAATCAGACATCAGGCGGTCAGATTTGCTTTTGCGTTCACGCTTATTTCGGATTGTAAATTCACTGATATATGGCGATGATTTTTTGTGTACGGTTCTCAAATCTCGCGCCAGCTGTTCGATAACCAGAGCTTGCTTACTGCGCAACCGTCTCCGCCACCAAAGTGGACACGCCATACGGTTCAAAGCACCCGTTAAAAGGTTCATCACGCTGGCGACATATTCAGGTTTGAGTTTAGAGCGCTGACAAGCATCCATGGTGAAGTATTCATCATCGAATGTTGGCGGCTCAATATTGTAACGCTGCATAGCCTGGCACAATTCGAGATAAAGCTTGTAGGTGTGAATTTGCAATTTAACCTTCAACTCGAAAACGCGCGCTTTTTCCTCTGCAATATCACATAGCTCATCATCGCAAACACTGAGATTGATGCCGCCGAGCGTTAACGCTCTGTCGGCATTCATCAACCTATCGCGAGCCTCGGCGTAACCGAAAAACTTCTCAGTTACTAAGTAACCATTAGCGAGCATGATTGATAGTGAACTGTGACGGGTAAGTATTTTTGTTCTAGCCTCCAGACTGTTTAGCTTATCATCCGCAAAACGCTCTTTTTTACCCATGCGTGCGCGGTTAGCAATAGCCTGAGCGCTAGTATCTCCCTGCAAGTCTGCCAACGCGTTAACTGCGGACTGAGTTGGAAAAATACGCTCATACACTGGCAGCGTATGCTCTGAAAGCTGATTAAGCGGTTTCTGCTTTGGTGTGCGAGTCTGGAAAGCCATGACCGAAACCCCTAACCTAAATTGATTTCGATACCAGCTTGCTTTGCAGCATCAGCAAACAAAGCAACCATGTTTATATATTTTTTGACCTTGGCTGGGTTCTCGTCTGGACTTGTCGGTGGTTGGTATACCGGAAGCCGTCCACGCGCAACGGCATTAACAACATCCCTGACATTCTGACCTTGCAAATCTGCGTATGCGTCATACGTTAGTATTGGTGCAGGAACTGATAAAATTAGTTGCTGTGTCATGGTATAGTCCTTGTTTGTCTGTCTGAAACTAACGAAACGAAGCTTAAGTGCTATTTTTTACTACGTCAAACTAAAATTTACGCACTTCAAATGAAAGGTATAACACTTTGGAAGCAAAAGCATCAGAAGTTTTTGAAAAGCTTAAAGATTTGTACGGCTACAAAACACTCAAAGAAATCTGCGATAAGTTCGGGAAGAACAAAACGTGGGCGGGACAAATGATTAAAAACAACTCAATTCCGTTCCCTCAATGTTTACAAGCATGTAATGAGCACGGCGTATCACTAGATTGGTTAATACAGGGAAAGGAAAGTAAATCCTTCGAGAAGTCAGAGCTGCTTAACGCAATTCAAGAAGGACTCTTTGAGTGCAAAGAGCTAGCAATACTGAAAGACCTGTCATTTGAGCAGCTTACCGCTGCATCTGCTTTGATCTTCAAGCAAGTTGAGAAGAAAGCTATTGTGACTGACAGCCAAAAGAGCGCAAGTGATGAGATAAAGCGTGCATAGATAAATTTAACGGAAGTATTCTTGAGATATATTCTTGGACATTTCCGAGACTAACTCAGCAGGCTTGTACGTGCGTGACGCCTGAATAAATACAATAGGCAATGCAGCACTATCACAAGCTTGCTGTAAAAATTCATCTCTGTCCTGTCGGTTTTTCTTATTGTGTGATTTGTCATTAAGCTCCACAACAGCAATAACCGACATGTCAGTTGATTTGCAAATTACAAAATCAAAGTGTTTCCTAGATATTTTATTAAAGCTTACCTGCCAAAGAGATTTGTCTGAGGTTACAGGTAACATAACATCCGCAACGCGCATCTTTGACAATACGATTGCTTCATCAGTAAGTATTGACTGTAAAACCTTATAAAATGATATTTCTGCTGGTGATAGAACACTACCCACAACTTCGTACACAAGGGAATCAGGCGAGCCTTTTTTCTTCTTTGCAGCGGCAATAAAAACTAATAAAAGAAAAGGTATCAATATCAGAAAATACGATATATATGGTGTATCAGTAGTCATTTCACAGCCCTCAGAACACCTTTATACCTCTCCACTCGCTGAGAATCTGATCGCTCACAAAAGATAATAAATTTTTGTTCCCATTCTTCATAGCGCTCTGTTCTATGCTCATATGGCAATGTTCTAATATCTCTAAATTCCAAAAGCAAAAGCATAGCCAAATCATCTAAAGACATACTTTTCACATCAACACTTTCTTCTGCCACACTGAAAAAAGCCAGAACGGACAAAAATATAAATGCTATCGCTATTAATAACTCAATCGACATTTAATATCTCTAAGTTTAAATTTCAAATCAAAGAAAAGTACAAATGACATCAACACAGAAACAACATTAATCCCAGTTGAGTAAAAAGTGTAGAACCAATGCCATTGATATTTCATAACAAAGGCTAAGTAATGCATATAAACATATGAAACCATACAAACTATGGACATGAAATATACACATCGAACAGCGCTTGAGTGCCCTACTTTCATATAGGAATGAAGGAAATATATTGAAAGAAAAGTCGACGACTCATAAAGTGACCAATTCAGATAATAGGAGCTAGAAGCAAAATGATTTACCGTATCGGAATCAATCACGCTCGAGGCGTTACCTAACAGGTGAGAAAACGCATATGCACCTAAAGCGATAGAGTTTGATTTTGCATTAGCGTAATTTTTCCTAACAGTAAAAGCGAAAAAAAGAAGAAATAAGAAAAATACCACCCACGATATGATAATAGACGTATCCCAGCTATTAATTACATCAACACGAATCATATTATGGCTTCAAACAGTGCTCTGAGACTGATTTGACTTGGTTAAAGGCTTGAGTAACCACTACAAGTCCACCACCTCTGGACCCGCCTATATGCTTGAGGTGTGTTTTACTCAAAACTAAACGAGGACGAGAACTAGCCTGTTTACTTGACGTTTTGTGAGACATCGCTTTAAGCTCCTTATGTTGCGATTAGCGATATATTAATTTTTTGTATCATTTTGTCAATAGGATTGAGTCGTATGCCTATAAAAAAAGTGGAAGGTGGGTATTACTTAGATGAGAGACCTTGGGGCTCATCAGGAAAGCGCATACAAAAAAAGTTCAAGACAAGGGCCGAAGCCCAACGTTACCTGAATTTTATAGTAACTGAAGGTGAACAAAAACCGTGGACCAAACAACGAGAAGACAAGCGCAGATTGAGTGACATCATAGATAAATGGTTTGACGTCCACGGGCGAACCTATACAGACCCGGAGTCGTCAAAGAGGAAGCTTGATGCTATTGCGCTAGCGCTCGGTAATCCCATTGCATCACAACTCACTGCAAACGATTACAGCAAATACAGAGGTAAGCGGCTAGAGTCTGGTTTAAAGCCAAAAACAGCGAACAACGACCTAACGCTGTTAAAAGGCGTCTACAATAAGCTGATAAGTATCAACGATATTCACTACCCTAACCCGATAGCAAACGTTGAAAAAATAAAAGTCCATGAACAAGAACTCGCTTTCCTGACTCATGAAGATATCGAGAAACTATTAAAGGCCATCGAATCGGCAAGACATCCCAACCTGGAAATAGTTACTAAAATTTGTCTAAGCACTGGCGCCAGAATATCAGAAGCATGTAATTTGAGAGGGTCCGATATTATAAAATCTGGCGACTCTTTTAAAGTGACCTTCACCAAGACAAAAGGAAAAAAGAACCGCAGCATCCCGATTAGCAAATCACTCTACGACGAGATACCAAAGAAAACAGGACCACTATTCACTGATTGTCGAAAAGCATTTGAACGCGCAATTGACCGTGCAGGAATAATACTCCCCCAAGGGCAGTGCACACACGTAATGCGACACACCTTCGCAAGCCATTTTATGATGAACGGTGGCAATATCCTCGTGCTACAGAAGATACTAGGTCATGCTAAAATCGAACAGACAATGGTATACGCACACTTTGCCCCAAGCCACTACGAAGATGCAGTACGGCTTAATCCGTTAACCAGCATAAACCTGTAACCCGCACAAAAACATCCAATTTCCATCCAATTTGATGAGTCCCCATGAGTACCAGTGACACTCTATGAGATTCCAACCCTTTGATAACACTGTAAGTTATTGTTTCTATTAGAGGGATTCGAATA